ACTACACCTACATGTTTAGGTCGGATGTACAGACAGCACAATACGCCCTCAAAGAATACGAAGACGGTATTAAACGGATGAGGGTCGAACTAATTAACAGAAAGAATTATATGAGGGCAGTATAAGTGGCTGACTTAAGTGAAACCGCTGCATTTCCTTTTATCTGTGAAGGTGGCTTAGTTGCCAACCGTTCCACATTTATCATGCAACCCGGACAAGCTATACAGTTAGAAAACTTTGAACCTGATATAGAGGGTGGCTACAGAAGAATAAACGGCTATCAAAAACATATAGAACAAATAATACCTCACACTAGTTCATCAGATGAATCTGTTCTTATGGTAACTAGTTTTGCTAACAAGATACTTGCCGCAAGAGGTGAAAAGATATTTAGTTCTGCTTCTACAGAGGTAGCAAGAGGATCAACTAATGCTATAGCTCAAGGAACTGGCATGACAGGATCAGGAACTATAACTGTTGATTCTACTACAGGATTTAGTTCAAGTGGTACAATACAAATTGATAATGAACAGTTTACTTATACAGGAGTTACAGCTACTACATTTACAGGTGTAACTAGAGCAGCGAATGGTACAAGTGCCGCAGCTCATTTAGCTTCTTCTGATTCAGCAAGAAACGTGGTATCTGAGAATTGGACTGAAAGAGACACAGGTAGAACTAACGCCACTAAGTATTCTTTTGAACGATTTAACTTTGATGGCAATGATAAGATAGTTGTTGTAGATGGTACAAATGCACCCACAGTCTTCAATACTTCTATTGCAGCTACTGATATAAGTACCAGTTCTGTAGCAGGTGCAAGTATTGTCACATCTTTTAGAGAACACATGTTCTACGCAGGCATGTCTAGTACACCACAAGAAATAGTATTTAGTCAACCATTCGATGAAGATGCGTTTAGCTCTGGATCAGGTGCAGGAAGTATAAAAGTTGATGACACTGTAGTTGGACTTAAAGTATTCCGTGAAAATTTATTTATCTTTTGTGAAAATAGAATATTTAAATTATCAGGTAGCTCAAGTTCAGATTTCGCAGTATCGGCTGTAACAAGAGACATAGGATGTATCAATGGTAAGACTATTCAAGAATTTGCTGGTGATCTTATCTTTCTTGGTCCTGATGGCTTGCGTACAGTTGCAGGTACAGCAAAAATCGGTGACGTTGAGTTGGGAACTATAAGTTCAAACGTGCAATCTATATTTGATGACAACATAACTGATGCGTCTGTGTTTGAGTCAATTGTTATTCCACAGAAGACACAATACCGTTTGTTCTTTTCTAAGGCAGGAGGTCTTGAGAGTAAAACAGAAGGATTAATCTGTGTTCTCAAAGGTCAACAGAGTGGACAAAAAGGCTACGAGTTTGCAAGAGTAAAAGGCATCAAGCCTGCTTGCACAGATACATTTATACTAGTGGGAGATGTTCTTGTTCTTCATGGTGGCTTTGATGGTTACATATACAGACAAGAAGAAGGATCAACATTTGATGGCACTGCAATAAACGGAAAGTATCGCAGTCCAGACCTTACAATGAATGATCCGGGAATAAGAAAACACATGCAAAGAGTAGTCGTGAACTACAAACCTGAATCAATTATTGACGCAGACCTTTTTGTTCGGTATGATTATGAGAGTTCTACTGCATCTAGACCTGCAGCCTATCCCCTCGATTCAACTGACATTGCAGGTATTTATGGTACATCATTATATGGCGTACCTACATATGGAGGACCTACACAACCATTAGTAAGACAACCTGTAGAGGGTTCAGGTTTTGCAGTAGCATTAAGAGTAAACGATGGAGGTTCAACTGATCCGTATTCACTCAAAGGATTTCAGTTGGAATATCAATTAGGAGCTAGACGTTAATGGGAGCAACGTATACAAGACAATCGTCATATACTGACGGTGATGTAATACAAGCATCAGATACCAATAATGAATTTGATCAACTACTTGCGGCTTTTGCAGCTAGTTCAGGTCACACTCACGATGGTACTGCAGGTGAAGGTGGACCTGTAACTAAATTATTAGGTACATCTCTTACAATTGGTGACGGTACAGCAGGTACAGATATAACAGTTACATATGACGGTCAAAGCAATGACGGTGTAATGAAATGGATGGAAGACGAGGATTATTTTGAGTTTAGTGACGACATACTTGTTGCTTCTACAGAGAAGTTACAATTCAGAGATACAGCAATATACATCAATTCCAGTGCCGATGGACAACTCGACCTTGTAGCCGACACAGAGATACAGATAGCAGCCACTACCGTAGATATAAATGGTAACGCTGACATATCAGGTAACTTAGGTATAGGTGGTAATCTTACCGTAACAGGTACAACCACATTTAATGGTGGTACAATGACGTTAGGTGACGCTGCCACAGATAATGTTGTGTTTGGTGCAGATGTAGATTCTAACATTATACCTGACGATGATAACACATATGACTTAGGTTCATCTAGTCAAGAATGGAAAGATATATACATTGACGGTGTTGCGTATTTAGATGCAATAGATTTCAATGGTACATCAATTACATCTACTGGTGCTGAAATAAATATACTTGACGGTGATACAAGTGCCACATCAACAACAGTAGCAGATGCAGACAGAGTTGTACTCAACGATGGTGGTACAATGAAGCAAGTAGCAGTCACAGACTTGTCTGCTTACTTTGACGATGAAATAACTGCAATGCCTAATCTTGTAACTACAGCAGCTACAACAGTAGGTGCGTTAAACTCTGGTAGCATTACAAGTGGCTTTGGTACTATTGATACAGGGTCATCTACAATAACAACTACAGGTTTAATTACAGGTGGTTCTTTAGATATAGATGATGTCGTTATAAACGGAACAACTATAGGTCACACAGACGATACAGACCTTATAACACTAGCAGATGGTGTAGTAACAGTTGCAGGTGAAGTTGATGCAGTATCCCTTGATATATCAGGTAATGCAGACATTGATGGTACACTTGAAGCAGATGCCATAACAATAGGTGGCGTTACACTTGCAGAGACTATATCTGATACCGTTGGTGCGATGGTTACTTCTAATACTGAAACAGGAATAACAGTATCCTACGATGATGCTGACAACACATTAGACTTTGTTATAGGCACGCTTAACCAAGATACGACAGGTAACGCAGCCACAGCAACAGCGTTAGAAACAGCAAGAACAATACACGGTGTATCATTTGATGGTACTGCCAATATTGACCTATCAGAAGTTGTATCTGACACAGTAGGTGCAATGTTTAGTTCTAACACTGAAACAGGTATAACTGCAACATACCAAGATGCTGATAATACAATAGACCTTGTTATTGGTGCAGGTGCTGTTGTTAACTCTATGTTAGCTGATGATGCAGTAGGTGCAGATGAATTAGCTTCTGATGCTGTAGTAACTGCTTCTATTGTAGATGCAAATGTAACAACAGCAAAAATTGCAGATGATGCAGTAACACAGGCTAAGATAGCCGATGATGCAGTAGGTGCAGATCAACTTGCAAGTGATGCAGTTGTGAACGCAAGCATAGCATCAGGTGCTTCAATAGCAGACAGTAAACTTGCAACCATATCTACTGCAGGTAAAGTAGCACTGACTGCATTAGAGATAGACGGTGGCACAGATATAGGTGCTGATTTAACAACCTCTGATCTTATCGTTGTAGATGACGGTGCAGGAGGAACAAACAGAAAAGCTGCTCTTTCAAGAGTGGTAACATTGATGTCGGCTCAAGGATTCAGCACAGATGATCCGACAGCATTAGCTATAGCGTTAGGATAATAATATGGCAAATACATTTAAAGTGGTCACATTCGCTGCCGAGCCAAATGCTGCAGGAAGTCCGTATACAATATACACAACTCCGAGTAGTACAACTACAGTGGTGATTGGACTAATACTTACAAACATACATACATCTCAAGTAACCACAGAAGTAGAACTTGTATCTGATACATCAGGTGGTGGTAGGGGAGCAACCAACGGAACAGCTTTCTTGGTTAAAGATGCACCGATACCTGTAGGGTCTTCACTAGAATTACTAACAGGTGGTAAGGTTATACTTGAAGCAACAGACGTATTAAGAGTGGACTGCTCTGTAGCAGACAAACTAAGTGGCACACTAAGTATCATGGAGATAACATAATATGGCATACATTGGCAACAACGTACCTGCTAACTTTCAAGCTCCACCTGCTGTCGTAAGATTTAATGGTGATGGTTCTGATACAACCTTTGCACTTGGAAGAACAATAGGTTCAGTACAAGAGATACTTGTAAGTGTTGATGGTGTTGTCCAAGATAGTGCAGCTTACACTGTACCTGATGGCTCA